ACTATTAAGCAGTTAGCTCCAGCAGCATTTGCTACTCAACAAAGATTAGTCACTGCATTAGATTATGAATCAATGATCAAAGCTAATTTTCCACAAATAGAAGCAGTAGCTTGTTGGGGTAGTCAAGATAATATTCCAGTTGATTATGGATGTGTTTATATTAGCACTCAATTTGCTAATACTACTACTGTAGCAGAACAAACAGATATTAAAGCAAATATAGTTAATACATATGCAAACAATCTTGGAATTATGGCTATTGGAACAAAATTTGTAGATCCAGTAGTTTTAAATTTTGAACTAGATACAAGAGTTCAATGGGATCCTAATCTTACTGGTCTAAAATCTGGTAATATTGAAGGTAGAGTAAAAGAACTTATTACTACTCATTTTAATACAGTATTAAAAGGATTTGGTAAAACCTTCAGAAGATCAACATTACTAACTCAGATTGATGCATATGATCAATCAATTCTTTCTTCAAGCATGAATGTTAGACTTCAAATTGAATTTAAACCGACATTAAATTTACAAGATACTTATAGTATATATTTTCCAATAAGATTAGAACAACCTGGTTTAGATGCTTATAGTATTACATCTACATCTTTTACATATGGTGAAAATAATACTATTGCAAGAATGAGAAATAAATTAAATACTACAATACTTCAAATTATTGATGCAAATAGTTCAGTGTTAGTTGATAATATTGGATCTTACTTTCCACAAAGTGGATTAGTTCAATTAAATGGATTTGAACCAAGAGCAATTATTGATGGTTCAACAAGCATTAAAATTTCAGCTACTCCTCAAGATCAAACATCGGTTAAACCTCTTAGAAATTATATTTTAAAAGTTGCTGAAACAAATTTAGTTGTTGGTGTTAATATTGATTACCAAAATACAAATATAGTATTAAATAGTTCAAGCGGTAGATCTGTGGTAGGTACATCATCAACTGGTAGTTCCAGTGTATCATCTAATGGCTCTGGCGGAGGCGGGTATTAATAATGTCAAATGGCCGCGAAAGAACATTAAAAGATTTTAATAGACTTCCATTAGAATTACATAGGAGTTCTGTAAAAGAAATCTTACCAGAATATTTTATTAAAGAATATCCAAATATTATTTTATTTTTAGAATATTATTATGACTTTATGGATGCTGAAGGATTTGGTAGTTTAATAAAAGATATTTACACTTGTAGAGATATTGAAGATAATTCTTTACAACAATTAGATTTATTATTAAATGAATTTGCTTTAGGTGTAGGCATTAAAAAATTCCCAGTTAAGCCAAGAGAAATTATTCGTAATTTTGCAAAATTTTATCGAGTAAAAGGTTCTAAATATTCATCTGAAGGATTTTTTAGAGCTTTCTTTTTAACCGATGCCGAAATACATTATCCAAAAAATGATTTGTTTTATCTTAATGATAGTAGTTCTGAAATTGGTGTGGACCAACAAAAAGTTATACAGGATGGCGGAATATATCAGTTATTATCACACCTTATTAGAACAGATAGAGGTATGCCAGAGTGGGAAGAGTTATATAAGAAATTTGTACATCCCGCAGGTTTTCATTTAGCGGCTGAAATAGTAATTCAAGAGCCGGCAATTAATGCTGCAATCTCAGCTGCACCCGTACCATTTGCAGATACTTTTCCATTTTCTGTAATTAGTAATGCAAATTTATCAGATAATTTTATATATGATTCACTTGGAACAAGACCAGTTGAAGATACTTTACAGTTAGTTGATATTACTGCTCTTGTATCAGAAGTATATAATGGAATTTCTTATAACTATCGATTACATGTTAGACCATTAAGCGAAAATATTTATTTAAATAGAACTATAGCTGAATTAAATGCAGCATATCCTACTACATATGCTTGGGCAGCACAAACACGACAAAGTTGGAATACAACAACTGATAGTGCTACTTTAATTAGAGTTGATAGTAATCCATCGCTTCATCTTGGAAACGGTATCGATTCTTATGGTTACTATGGAACATATCCATCATTCTATGTTGGCACTGGAGATAATCCAAGCTATATGAAAACTCCGTATCCATCTATTATTACTACATCGCTTGCATATGCTGAACTTGGTGCATCTCACTTTGCTGCAGATTCTGATATGACACAAGCTTATCCACTTTATGATTCAGATTTAAGACCATAAAGGCAAAAAACTATATAAATATAACCAACAACAGAATTAATATTTTTAGTATTACAATTTGAACATATTAAGATAGGAAATAAACTATGGTAGCTATCGTCACTGATGATTTAAAACACAATATTTTAAAAGAGTTATTAGCTGATTATAATTCAGCTGGTAATGAGTATTATATTGGAATTGGCAGATCTGAACAATGGGATAGTAATGATGCCGCTACCACCCCATTAAACTCAAAATTTGATGCAATTGATTTTAAAGAAAAACTTCAATCTGTTAAAAAAGTAGAAGCAGCCAGTTTTATTGTACCAAGACAAGATTGGGTATATGGAACAATTTATCCACAATGGGATGACCGACGAGCAGGAAGTTTAAGTGTTGGTAAAAGATATTATGTTTTAACAGATAATTTTGGAGTATATATTTGTTTAAGAACGGGTGTAAATAAACAAGGAGTCCCACAACCATCTCTTGTTAAACCTAGTGGCAATGAAAATGTTGCGCCGTTTTCTACATCTGATGGTTATGTATGGAAATTTCTTTATACAATCAGTGCTTTGAAAGCAAATTTCTTTTTATCTTCTCAATATATGCCTGTTCATATTCAAGAAACTGCACCTGATTCTAATTCTACTGGTATTGAAATTAAACAATATGAAATTCAGCAAAATGCTGTACCAGGTAGAATCACTTCATTTGTAATGACAAACGGTGGTAGTGGATATGGCACTGCCGGCGCAATTCCTAATCTTGTTATTAGAGGTAACGGTACATTAACATTTGGTGATTCCGCCGCAAACTTTTTAAAACCTATTATTGACTCAGATAATGGAACAATTACAGCAATTCAAACTAAATCAGCTGGCTCTACTTTAAATTATTTAGATAGTTATGATTATGCTGAACTTATTATTTTACCAGATGGATCTGGTGGAGATAGTGCACGAGCAAGGCCAGTTGTAGGTCCAACTCCAGGATTTGGATTTGACGCTAGAAAAGATTTAAAAGCTGATGCAGTAATGTTTAGATCTAAAATTTTAGATGCTGATGATGATTTTATTTTATCTCAGGATTTTAGACAAGTTGGTCTTATTAAAAATCCACTTCAACCTGATTCTACAGGTCTCTTTACAGAGCTTACTGGCATAGCTACAAGAAATATGAAATTATCTTCTTATACTATTGCATTTAGTAAAGATCGTAAAATTAAAGGTGTAAGCTCAAGTGCACAAGCATATATAGATAACGTAGATTCAAGTGTTTCAGGTGGAACAAGAATTCACTATCATCAATCTCCTGATACAGGATTTAAATTATTTAATGTAGGTGAAACTATTCAAGAAGTAGATGGAAATGGTGAAGGTGTAATGGAATCATTTGATAATAACGCTGAAGTTGATAGATTAACTGGAGATGTATTATATCTAGATAATAGAGCATCAGTTCAACGAACTGCAAACCAATCCGAAGACATTAAAGTCATCATCCAACTATAAAAGTAGAGTAATAATATGACAGTAACTTTTTCAGAAAACTTAATGAATGCTACCTATAAGGATGATTTTTCCGATAGTGACGGGTTTAAAAGAATTCTTTTTAATCCTCGGCGAGCTCTACAGGCCAGAGAACTAACTCAGTCTCAAACTATTATTCAAAAAGATCTGGAGCGGTTTGGTAGAAATATCTTTAAAGAAGGAGCAATGGTTAATCCAGGCGGTATTAGTATTAATGCTAATATTGAATTTGTTAAATTACAACCTAGTGTTTTACAAGCTCCTGCAACTGAATGGCCGGCAAATACATTAGCTGTACCAGGTGCCATATTTAATGGATTAACATCTGGCATTAGCGCTGAGATTATTTCTGCTGAAAACGGCGATGGCACTGCAAGTTGTCCACCTACACTTTATATTATGTATCGAAGTGGAGGATCGCAAACCGCTGGGACATCTACATTAAGATTTTTACCAGATGAAACTATTCAAATAGACAATGGTAGTGAGTCATATAAAATTAAAGCTAACCATACAGATGCTGATCCATCATATGGTCAAGGTGTAAGACTATCGGTTGCGGCTGGTGATTATTTTGCTCAAGGACATTTTGTCCATGCTAAATCGCAATCAAAAATTATTTCCAAATATAGTAATGATTTTACAGGAATTGTAGGATTTAATGTAGTTCAAGATATTGTTACAGCATCTGACGACGTTTCATTATTTGATAATCAAGGACAATTTCCAAATATTTCTGCTCCTGGAGCTGATCGTTATAGAATAACGTTAACACTTGCAACTAAACCATCTACTCCAGGTTTAGAAACGTTTATGTATATTGCAAATATAATTAATTCTGTAATAGTCGAACAAGCAACTGGTTTTAATCAATACAATAAAATTAATGATTTAATTGCTCAAAGAACTTCTGAAGAATCTGGTAATTATGTTGTAGATCCATTTTATTTAACATATGATTCTGGATCAGCTTCAACACTTAATGCGGTATTAAGTTCAGGTAAAGCATATGTGAATGGACATAGAATTAATCGTCCCACTCAAACGACATTAGCTATTAATAAAGCTACTACTTTTGCTGGAAATACTTCAACTGGCGATATTAGTTCTATTCCTGCAGAATATGGAAGCTATGTAATTGTATCAGGATTTGTTGGTGAATTACCAATGGATTCACCAAGTGGCAATCAAAAAACTACATTTCCAGCAGTCAATATTTACAAAGCTGATAATTCAGTATTAGGAACTTGTAGAGTACGACACGTTGATGCTCCGGCAGCATTTGGTTCTAACTTTAGAGTCTTTATATTTGATGTAGTAATGACAGGTACAAATAGTTTTAGAGATGCAGTTAAAATTGGTCCTAGTACAAGTGCATGTTCAACATTAGTATTAGAAGGAAGCCCTGCTGGAGCAGTTCTTAAAGAAGCAAATGATAATAATTTATTCTTTGAAGTTCCTTATAAAAGACCTAAAGATATTGCAATTGTTGATTTAACAGTAATGAGAAAATTTACTGGAACACCTTCAAGTAATTCCATAACACTTACAGCACTTTC